TCCGCATCGCTGGCGTTGTCAACCTCGTTCCAGAAGTCATGGCTGATCTCAGCCACGCGAGCGCTCAGGCTGGACGAGTACTCCCATACCTGCCACTGGGGGCAGGAGGCACAGCGCCGCATGGTCCGACCGCCGTAGGGGCCTGACTTGGGGGTGATGTGCTTGTAGGGGTCGCCCACCTTGATCTCACAGCCGCACTTGCCGCACTTGTAGTTGGGCAGGGGCTTGGTCTTGTCAGCGACGGTCACGCTCATGAAAATGGGGCGCCCCGTCTTGGTGACCCGCTGCTTGCCATTTCGCATGACAGGGGTCTGCTTCTGCTTGCCGGTCTCGGGGGCGATCACCGGGACCATTTCGTATCGCTGCTGTGCAGCCTTGACGTAGGTGGTCTTTGCCATGGTGGTAGGTGTAGCTCCTGTTCTTCAGTCGGTCGGTTGGATTTCTGTGCCGCCACAGTCGATGCAGCGGTCGTTCTCCCAGTACTTGCAGCCGCAGACACAGCGGTCGCAGCCCTCCACCCGCACACGGTTGCCACGGGAGTCAGGGATGGTGTAGGGCACCTGATCAGGCGGTGTCATGGCTGCCTGGCACTGCGGGCAGACGGGCCGCTCGACGCCAGGGAAGTCATAGGCGTCGGTCAGCACCGCACCGCACACGGGCGCCTCCCCCTTGGCAGGGGGAAGGCCCATGAAGGTCTTGAACGCGTGGGTGAAGTCGTCAGCGCTCATGACTCGTCGTCGTCATCCTCGACGCCCTGGGCGCCGATGAGGGCCACCACGAGGGGGGCAGAGGCCCAGCCGTGGCTGGTGGTGCCAGTGGTCTCCAGCGTGTGGCGACGGCCATTGCCCATGGTGAAGACGCCAGCGGTGGCGTCCTTGCCATCCACGAAGCTGTGGATGCGATGGACAGGTGGCGCTTGGGGTCATCCTCGTTGCCCAGCCCCTGGGGGTTGATGATGGCAGCGAACTTGCCGAAGCGCACCAGGATGAACGGGGAGTAGGTGTCGTTGGTGGACTGGGGGACGTCAACCGTGATCAGGTTGTGGACGTCTCCCTCGTTGTAGGTGTCCAGGAAGTCCTGGAGGGTCTCGGTGGGCATTGCAGTGGTCCTTTCGGGGTGGTAGTGGTGTAGCCAGGTACAGAGTATCAGATGGGTGGGACGATTACATGTCAGGGCGAGCCTGCCTATGCGGAGACACTCTCCGCACGGGCAGCCGCCTCGATGATCTCAGCGATGGACAGAGCCTGGGTGAAGCGCTTGCCCGTCTTGTTCTCGACGGCCAGGTACTCCTGGGCCAGGCCCTTGTTGTGGGTGGCAGCGATGAGCAGGTCAGGCTTGCTGGCGAGGACACAGAAGCAGCAGGACAGGCGGCTCATGCCCAGGTCGTACGCACGGTGGTAGCGCACGCCAGAGGCATGGATCCGGTCCCACACCTGGGTCTCAGTCCAGTCGAAGATGGGCAGCCAGCGGTCCACGTCACGCTTGCCGTTGCATGCCTTGGGGTCTTTCTCCCAGGCCAGCTTCTGCGAGCGAGCGACCGACTCCTGCGCCCGGATGCCCAGGCAGTTCAGGATGCGGATCTGATGGCCCCGGTAGACCTCATCGGTCAGGCGCGTGATCAGCTTCAGCACCTGGGCGGTCTTCTGATCAGAGGTACACCAGCGAGCCTTGCTCGACGGCCAGGCAGCGATGTCCTTGCCCTTGGCGACGTTGGTGGCGTGGCGGGTCTCCACCTGGGTCAGCAGGTCGCCCAGGTCACGGCGCACGATCTCGAAACGCAGTCCGTAGTGGGCAGCCTGCTCAGCCGCTAGCTCAGCGGTGCCCTCCCACTCGACGCGACCCAGGTCGCAGTGAACGACCACGATGCGGTCACGCGAGACGCCCTGGGCGTCAGCGAGCGAGACGATGTAGTCCAGCATCGCCTGGGAGTCCTTGCCAGCACTGCTGTTGACGAGGATCCAGTGATACCTGGACAGGTCCGGGATGGGGGGCATGGTGATGCGCCCCTGATGTCGTTGCTTCGTAGCCATGGGGACAAGGTACAGGTCAGCCGCATGGTTGTGGTGTCAGGTTGATGTGTCATCGGTCACATGAACAGTGGCACTGGTCCATGCAGACTCCTGCTGGAATGCCCTGAGAGGCCCCTGTACGGCCCTGTGAGGTCACAGACCCCCTCCAAGCACCAACCACCCTCGCGTGAGGCTCCTAGAGCCTCCTGGGGCATTTCACAATCGCACAATGTGTCGAGAAACCCTTACGCCACAAGGGAAATCCCCCTGTTTGGCAGGTACATGAACGTGTTACAGCTTCCATGTGGACTCGATGCATTCCATGTAGCTGGGCAGGCCCAGGAAAGAAATCTGGAGAAATCTGCCCACCTGAACGTGTGACACGGTCCATGTGCTGTACCATGCAGTCATGGCTACGAAGACGAACCCAATCACCCCCGAACTTGAGGCTCAGGCACTGAGTGTCGTCGCCTCCCTGACTGGTCCCCCCGCTGGGTGGGTGCCTGCCACGCCTGGTCAAGTCCAGGTGGGCCAGGTGATCTCCTGCTGGGGCCACAACAAGCAGCGCGTGGGCGTGGTCACTGAGGTGACCAAGACCCGTGTGCATGTCCTGTTCACCACGCCTGGTGCCATCAAGGAGGCCCAGGACGGTCTGGCTCGCTGCCTGGCTCGTCCCACCACCCTGGAGGCTCACATCGCTGAGTATCGCCCCACGTTCACCAGCAACTACCTGTTCCTCATTGACGAGTCCCGTGACGCCACGGCCAAGTACGGCTGGAACTACAACGCTGGGACCAAGGTGCGTGACCAGGAATACCTCGTCAAGAACGCTGACAAGCTGGCAGAGGTTGAGGAGGAGGGCTTTGAGGCCCGCCTCGCCCGTGGTGCCCAGGCCAGCCTGGACGACGTCATGCGTCGGCGCGAGGTGTCCTGGCAGGATCGGGTGGGCTACACCCACTCGTGGAAGAAGATCTCCGACTGCTTCGTGGAGGGGGTGGTCGCCTGACAGACATCCTGATAAAATCCTAAGGATCCGCATGGGTGACACCACTCATCCATGCGGATCCTGTACCGTGTACTTGCTACCCACTACCACCCCTGGAGGTTCCCATGACCACGTTCCGCCGCCCCCGCACCTGTCGCAAGTGCGGTGCCACCTTTGAGGCATCGCCTGCTGACCGCACCGTGAACTGCCCCGCCCACCGGGGTCGCCCCATGGTGACTGGCCCCATGTCCCGGTTCATCACCACCTGTTTCTGTGGCAAGACCGTGACCGCCGTCAACGGCACCTCCACCGGAGCTACCTGCCCCAGGGAGTGCCACGCGTGACCGACTTCTGCCGTCACTGTGGTGAGGACATCGAGTTCCAGGCCACCACCTGGCTCGCCACCGATCGCCGCCTCAACCTGGACGAGTCCGTGTGTGACTCGTCCAGGGATGGCTACCACCACCCTGCCCGCCTGCCAGAAAATCCGCATACCTGACACCACATGTCCATGTGGACCCGCTAGCATTCCCCCTGTCGCTACATCTACCACCCGAAAGGACCGACAACCATGGGACTCATCGTCTCTGTTTACCGCCAGGCTGAGACCGCCTACAGCCGCCAATGGCCCAACGATGCCACCAACGGTGGGATCTCCAGCCTCTACCCCCGCCTGTGCGTCATGAACGTCTCAGGCCCCTTTGACCCTGACGACGAGACCGCCCCGGTGGTCCTGGTCAAGGGCCAGGGCAACACGGTCATCCTGGTGCCCGCCTACCAGGACGAGTTCGGGGTCTGGACCGCTGCCCCTCGTGACACCAAGGATCACTGTGGTCCCATGTTCGGAGGCAACTACGCCAGCACCTCTGACAGCCGCTGGGGTGACGCTGTGCGTGCCCTGGGTGGCAAGAGCCACTCGGCCATCGCCATCCATGACCGGTTTGAGACCTGGGCTGCCTATGAGAGCCTGAGCCGCTGATGCCTGGGCGCGATTTCCCCCGCTTCGGCATGTTCTCCGATGAGGGGGACATCGCTGTCCAGCGCGTGGTGCAGATGGTCACCGCTGAGGTCCGCATGGGCCAGGTGACCAGGGAGACCCTGCCTGACCGCATCCGCCTGGGGCTGAAGTACGTGGCCTACCAGGCTGACGGCAAGGGCCACCCTGAGGTGTACGACACCGCTGTGCAGGAGGTGCTGGAGGACGAGGTCCACCGGCTGTGCCTGTCACAGGGGTGGGACAGACTGAACCGCTGGGACTGGTGAGGGAGGTGAATCGAATGCAAGTCAACGTCAAGCTGAGCCTGGAGCAGGCCAACGTGGTCAACGAGGCCCTGTGCGCCCTGCTCAAGACCAACCGTGGCATCGCTGCCCTGAAGCACGCCACGCCCGAAGAGACCCTGGAGGCGCAACGCCAGGTCTTCCAGGTGGAACTGACCATGCGCGCCCTGGGCCTCACGGTCCCGGAGGCTCCCAAGACCCCTGTGGGGTGAGGTGTAGCCACGCCCCCTGGGAGAAATCCCAGGGGGTGACCTCACATACCAATGCTCGCACTGGTATGCTGCCTCTCGTGACCCCGTTGGGACTCCGAGACTCACCGACCCCGCTCACCGACCCCGAAAAAAACCGCATGGGTGATGCCACATGTCCATGCCGATGACCTACCATGGAGCCATGGCTACGGAACCCACCACCGCACAGATTGAGGGCTGGCTCGCCAGCCTGGACCGCAAGGTTGAGGTCACTGACGTGACTGAGGAGCTACGCCAGGCAGCTACTGCCTGGGCTGTCGCCTACACCGGCAGCTTCGACTTCATGCTGGACATGAGGGCTGACGCCCGTGGCCCTCGTGGGCTGTCGGTCGGCAAGGCCAAGGGTGTCCTGAACTGCTGGAGGGCTGACGTCAACCGTCGCCCCAAGGCTGCCGCCCCGGCCAAGGCTGAGGTGCAGGACGGCTTCTACACCGATGGGCAACGCGTCTGGAAAGTCCAGGTCGCCGTGCATGGCTCTGGCAACCAGTACGCCAAGGTTCTCAACACTGAGTCAGGCTCGTTCGTCTACGTCAGTGGGGCCATAGGCACCATCCGCAAGGGCATGGCTGACGGCACCGTCCAGGCCCTGACCCTGGAGATCGCCAAGTCCCTGGGCCACCTCTACGGTCGCTGCATGGTCTGTGGTCGCACCCTGACCGATGAGGGCAGCATCGCTGCTGGCATCGGCCCTGTCTGTGCTGGCAAGTGGGCTGAGGCCCCCAAGGTGGAGGTGCCCACCGACCTGCCCCAGCCTGAGGCCCATGCCCCCCAGGCCCCTGCTCCCACCCCTGAGCCTGAGGTGCCCGCCTGGTCGCCTGAGCCTGTGGTCCAGGAGGCCCCGGCTGAGGTCACCCTGGTGGACGGTCGCATCATCATCAAGACCAACCTGACCGCCCCTGGGCAGCCTGCTGCCGACGCTGTACGCGACCTGCCTGGTCGCTCGTTCGTCCGCAGCCTGTACGCCAACAGTGCCAACCCCACGCCCGATGTGCTGGCCTTCGCCACCCGGTTCGGACTGGTGGTGGCTCCTGAGGCCAGAGCCGCCTGTGAGGCCGCTCAGGCTGTCCTGGTGGCCCAGGATGCCTCTGCCCTGGCCCAGGCTGACCTGGACACGGTGATGAACGCTGTGAGCCGCTGTGGCAGCCCTGAAGACCTGCCCGCCTCGTTCGTCATGATGCTGAACGAGATCCTCTGATGACCGCCGAGAAAATCCACATGGGTGACGCCGCTCACCCATGTGGATCCGCTACCCTGGGGGACATGGCTACTTCTACCTCACCGATCAACTTCGACCACCTCTTCACGGGTGATCGCAAGCCCAAGCCTTTCCAGACCGTGGGCATGGCCTACGCCCTGTTCCAGACCCAGGACGGCAAGGGCTGCTTCATCGCAGACGAGATGGGCCTGGGCAAGTCCATCCAGGGCATCGGCACCGCTGTCCTGCACGCCAAGGCCCACAGCCTGGCCCCCAAGTTCCTCTTCGTGGTCAAGGCCAGCCTCAAGGCCAACATGGAGCGCGAGATCAACCTGGCCTTCCCGGACCTGACCACCCAGGTGCTGGGTGGCAACCGCCCCTACGAGATCACGGCCCAGGTCGCCATCATCAGCTACAACCTGCTGAGCAAGTGGCAGACCGCTCTCAGCACTGAGGGCTTCACGGCCCTGGTCATTGACGAGTCCCACAACGTCAAGGATCCCAAGGCCCAGCAGACCAAGGCTGCCCTGAAGATCGCCGCCGCTGTTCGCCAGGCCAAGGGGCTGGTGCTGCTGCTCACCGGCACCCCGCTGCTCAACCGCCCGGTGGAACTGGTGGCCCAGTTGATGATGATCGGTCGCCTGGAGGATGTCACCCCCCGCCCCAAGGCCCCCTACGGTGCCCCCGCCGACTGGCAGCCCACCGAGAGGGACTGGGAGTTCAGCTTCAAGTTCACCTACTGTGGGGCCACCAAGAACAGCTACGGCAAGTGGGAGTTCAAGGGGGCCAGCCGCCTTGATCGGCTCAACAGCCTGCTCCGCAACCGCTGCTACATCCGCCGCCTCCGCAAGGACGTGCTGGACATGCAGGAGACCCAACGCCAGCACATCCCCCTGAGCCTGAACGGTGACCTGGACCGCTACTGGGACGTCGAGAAGAACTTCACCGGCTCGGGTGACCCCCGCAGCTTCGTGATCGAACTGCTGGGTGCCCTCCGCAAGACGGTCGCCTCCTGCAAGATCAACGCCACGGTGGACTGGATCCAGGACGAGTTCCTGGCTGACAACCCCGGCAAGAAGCTGGTGGTTTGGGCCGATCATGTCGAGGCCCAGCGCGAGATCGCCGCCGCTCTCAACGCTGCCGGGATCAAGACCATCCACCTGATGGCTGAGCAGGAGCGTGGTCGCCTGGAGGCTGCCAAGGCTGAGTTCAACCAGGGTGACGCCCAGGTGCTGGTCTGCTCGATCAAGGCCCACGGCTTCGGTCACACGTTCACCGGCAACGGCCACAACGTCACTGACTGCCTGTTCCACGAGCAGCCCTGGCACCCCGGTGCGGTCATGCAGTGTGAGGATCGGATCAACCGCATCGGCCAGGAGGCTGACGTGGTCTTCGCCCACACGCTCATCGCCCCCGGCACGGTGGACACCTGGCTGGAGGATCTCATCGCTGGCAAGTGGGAGACCTTCAAGGCTGCCGCTGACGGCTCCATCGCTGAGTGGCAGGAGGACGAGATCTTCAAGGC